GAAATCGCAAGACGTGGCACTCCGTGCCAGTACGGAAGTAATGGAACGTCCTACTTGGATGGACGAGGGCAAAACCCATCGGGGTTCTGAAAAGGTCACTGTAAATGACCTAACCATCCCCCGTCTATCCATGGTCCAAGACCTTAGCCCGCAGCGCAAGCGGAACGAACCCGAGTACATTGAGGGTGCTGAGGAAGGTATGATGTTTAACACCGTGACGAACCAACTCTACAAAGAGTTTGTCTTGTTCGTGCCGGTGTACTTCCGATTAGAGTGGGTTGTATGGAAGCATCGGGACGCAGGCGGTGGATTCGTGGGGGCATTTCCGACCCAGGAAGAGGCTGTTCAAGCTGTTAAGGAGCATCCAGCAGCTGGTGCCGCAACCGATAAGAATGAGCCCGTGCTTGGCATTCAAGACACGGCTCAGCATTTTGGCCTGTTATTGGACCCTGACTCGCCCGCCAGCAGCCCTCGTGGTCATGAGATTGTAATTTCCATGGCCCGTTCCCAACTCAAGCCCTCCCGCCAACTAAATAGCCAGATCAGGCTTGCAGGCGGTGATCGTTGGGAACGATACTACCGGATTTCACCCATTCCGGTGGATGGGAACAAAGGTTCATACTACAATTGGAAGGTAGTGCAGCTTGGCTTCGTGTCGGAGTCCGTGTACCGCCAAGCCGAGGCTCTGTATGAGGCAGTTAAGTCTGGGGCACGTGATGTTGAGCGTGGAACAGATACCTCGACAGCAGCACCGGAGGAAGATACCAATATGTAGTATTCTTGGGGTCCCTAAGTCGGGACCCCAATTTTTAAACACGGGAGAACAATAATGGCCGCAGACCCAATGTTACCGGAAGATGATGAAATCCTCCAATCTTGCCTTAAAGGAATCCACATATTAGCCACTAAAAGTACATCGAGGGATACACCATTTCGCGATTGTTGTGGTACGGAGGAAATGGACCAAGCAGAAGAAGATTGGAACGTTATATCGAAGGCATTCATAAAGGCTAGACCTATTCGCCAAAGGCAAGGAGAGTTATCAAAGCTTAAAAAGCAAAGAAAGGAACTAGACCGGCGTATAGCTGCTTATGAACAGGAGGAGCGTAATAATGGCTTTTGAAACTAAAAATAACCAAGGAGCAATCTTTCCCAACGATCGGAAAGAGAAAGAGTCCCAACCAGATCGAACTGGCAATTTAGTAGTTATGTGCCCACATTGCAAGGAAGCTACCGAGTATTGGGTATCCGGGTGGGTTCGGGAAATGAAGAAGAAAGCGGCTAATTATATTAGTCTCGCTATTAGTCCCAAAGAAGACTGGCCCGCTACTGCTAACACGGATGAAGAGCCAGTACGGGTGGCACGAACAAGGGTACCGAATGATTTCGACGACGACACACCGTTTTAGTCGTGGATTTCCCGGACCTACGCCAGTACCCCTACTTCGCGTATGATACCGAAACTACGGGGTTAAATTATCCGATAGATTTCGCGTTTGCCTGTTCGATCGCGACCCCAGATGATAAGTCATGGTACTATGACTTTCGGCATCAGCCAAAAGCGGTGGAATGGTTAAATGATCAGCTTCCTCTGCTGGTCAATAAAAACATAATCTGTCATAACGCCAGCTTTGATGCTGGTATGTCGCTTGGGGCTGGTGTCTTTATTCCTCTCCATCTTTTAGATGATACGGCCATTCGCGCCTGTCTCATTGATGAACATCTTGCTACTCGATTTCCATGGCACCAGAGGGCACCGGGCAACTATAGCCTGGACTATCTCTGTAACAAGTACCTGGGCCTACGCAAAAAGACTATCGACATTGATAATATCATGGATTTGCCAATAGAGGAGGCCGCTATTTATGCCAAGCAAGATGCGGTCTTGGCCCTTAAATTATGGGAGTGGCAAGAGAAAGAAATAGAGTACAAGGAACTTCGCAACATAGATGGGTTGGAGCGTAGGGTCTTACCCAAGATTGCCAGTTCTGAGCTCAAGGGAATACGAGTAGATTTAGACGCTACTGAACAAGCCATGAAGGCCATGACCCCCATCATTGATGGGCGGCAACGAGCGCTGGATGATATGGCCGGGTGGAATATCAATACCAATTCCCCTCCACAGATTCGTAGACTCTTTGACCCGGTAGAAGACGAACATGGTTACTGGTGGGTCGGTGATACCCAGATCGGGACCACTGGTAAAGGCGCACCATCCTTTAAATCTGAATACCTACGAGAATTGGCTGATCCACAGGGGGGTAATGATCCACGTGCGCAACTAGTTGTGGATATTCGGTCAGGGCTTAAGACCAGGGATACTTTCCTTGCCAAGCATATCCTTGAACATGAAGTGAGAGGGCGCGTTTACCCGACCATCAATCAAGTGGCGGGTGATCAGGGCGGCACTAAGACCGGGCGGCTATCGTACGTGGACCCGGCGATGCAACAGATACCGAGCCGGGACAAGGTAACAGCAGCAATCGTTAAACCATGCTTCTTGCCGGACGAGGGCGACGTTTGGATGGATTATGACCTTAATCAATTTGAGGTCCGTATCTTCGTGGCACTGGCCGGAATGTATAATGAGAAGATCATTGAGATTTATGCAAAGGATCCACGTGTGGATTTCCATCAATATGTGGCTGACATAAGTGGGCTACCACGTGACGCTGAGTATCCTGGCCAGCCCTATGCTAAGCAGCTCAATCTTAGCATGATCTTTTGCCAGGGTCGGGGTGCAACAGCGGCAAAGATGGGGATGCCGGTTACAGAGGATTCATTTGTTGACGCATGGGGTCACACAATCAGATTTTTCCGTGCCGGCGTAGAAGCCGATGCAATTATAGATCAATACCACGCTAGATTACCTGGGGTTAGATTACTAGGTGACACTGCCAAAGCCATTGCTGAAAAACGTGGCTTTATTAAGACTAAGTTTGGGCGGCATATACACTTTCCAAAGGGATATAGGTCTTATAAAGCATCCGGGCTACTGATCCAGACCACTAGTGCTGATATTAACAAGGAGAATTGGATTCTTGTTGATGATGCACTAAATGGTCGAGGGCGGATCATATTGAATACGCATGATAGCTATAGCCTTAGTTGCTCTATTGATGAATATGAACGTGCAGGGCGCGACGTACAAGGGGTAGTTGAGCGTGAATTCCTGGGGATACCGCTCCTACTAGATTTTAATGGGGTCGGGCAGAACTGGTGGTCTGCCCTAAAGAATAAGGGGATAGAGGGTGCTTGTACCAATAAACGAAGTAAAGGAAATTGACCAACTCAAAGACTTTAATACCAGGATTCATGAAGCTGCTAAACTATACGCAAGACATGGGTTCCCGGTCGTTCCATTGCGACCCAAATCTAAAATCTTGCCACCGAGGAATTCTGGGATTAACTACCACTCCGGTAGTTCAAAAGAAGAGACTATGAATCGGTGGTTCGGTCCTCAAGGTAAATACCAGGGATATAACCTGGGGCTGGTTTGTGGGCAAGCTGCTTATGTCATTGATCTGGACCGACACGGTGAAAATGATGGTGTAGCTAATTGGAAGAAGCTTGTAAAAGAATACTCCCCCCTAAATTGCCCAATCCAAAAGACCCCATCTGGTGGCCGCCATTTAATACTCACATGGCAGCCGAACATGATGAGTACGTCTGGGAAGATTGACAAAGGAATCGATACCCGAGGCGGGGACGGAAAGCCACGATCGCACGTGGTTCTATGGCCGTCGGAAATAGAGGTCGAGCAAGATGATGGGTCTAAACAGACTGCTTCATACTCGTGGGTTAAGGGCGGTGAAGTCCCAGACCCGCCTGATTGGCTTGTTAAGCGGATGGGTGTGGCTTGGACTCGCAATCCCGGTGATGCAGGTCGTGGTAATGAGGAGGTATCTAAAGAGGATGAAGAGTTTGTCTATAGCCCTTCCCATATTAATGCGATGCTGGATTCCATTGACCCTAATAAGCTCTCGTATGAGGAGTGGCTCTTTGTGGGCCAGGCTATTAACAGCCAACACCCCGGATCAGATGGGTTAGAGCTATGGCAGGTATGGTCTGAGCGTGGTGAGCGATATAAACACGGTGAATGCCAAAAACGTTGGCCAGGATTTAGTCCGGCTGGCCCGATTCGTGTTGGGACTCTTATTTACCTTGCTAAGCAGGGTGGCTATAACCCTAATACAGACCCATTGGCGCGGATGGGCGACTTCGAAGAGCTTGTTCATCAGATGAATGAGGACAATGCAGTAATGCTGACCGGGGGCAAGATACGGATAGCACACCGCGATGTAAATGGTGGCATCCACATTATGGGTACTCACGATTTTAATATCCTGATGTACAACAAGACGGTGACTGTTCCTAAGGCTAGGGCTAAAGTAACAGAAGCCGATATTTGGATGGCCCATGAAATGCGCCGTGAGTGCATCAATGGCATGGGGTTCTTTCCTGACAAACCGCTATGGCACGATGGTTATGTTAATATGTGGCGAGGTTGGGGAGTTGAAGCAAAGCAAGGGGATTGGTCTTTATTTCAGCAGCATATTCTCGAGGTACTTTGCGGCGGGGATCAGTCTTTATATGATTTCGTGATTGACTGGTCAGCGGATATAATACAGGACCCAATGCGGCCCAAGGGCACGGCCCTAGTGTTTCATGGCAAAGAGGGGACTGGTAAAGGAACATTCTGCCATATGTTGGGTGAGGTCATTGGCCGTAAACATTACAAGCACGTGACTAATGAGCGCCATCTAACTGGCAATTTTAATTACCATTTGATGGATGGACTATTGGTATTCGCAGACGAGGTGATTTATGGGGGCTCTAGAAGTACCGCGGGGATTCTTAAATCCATGGTCAGTGAGAAAGAACTGGTCTGCGAACGAAAGGGCATTGATTCTTTTATGTATGAGAATCGAACTCGACTTGTCGTGGCCAGTAACGAGGACTGGTTTATACCTGCTGGTCCGGAATCACGGCGTTGGACTGTTTTGGAAGTGGACGATTCTAAAGCCAATGATAAAGATTATTTTAACGCTGTGTATAACCAAATGGAATCTGGTGGTTATGAGGCTATGATGTATGACCTGCAGCATCGAGAAATTATCAGCAACCTAAATCATGCCCCAGAGACGGAGGCACTCCAAAAACAACGAGATATTTATAAGTACACTGGCGATGCAGCGGACCAATGGTTCATGCACTGCGTGGCGATAGAAGATTTAGGTATGTTAGATAGAGGCGAGGGTGCATGGCCATCAAGCGTAGATCGTATAGAATTATACGAGACCTATGTTCGATGGCTAGGTGATAATAAAGGAATACGGCCCAAAGGGCCGAACCATTTTTATGATAAACTAGAGCAATTCGGCTTCGTAAAACATAGGCCGGGTCCAAAAGGAGGTATTAGGCGTTGGTGCTATAAAACCCCTATCCCTGATAGTTTTCCAAAGGCGGATGATGATGAAGAAAGTTGATATGGTAATAGACCTCCAGTACGGTAGCACTGGCAAAGGTCTATTATGCGGGTACTTGGGTGATACAGAGGATTATGATACTGTAATATCGGCTAATATGCCTAATGCGGGGCATACCTACATCAATGCGGCAGGTAATAAGTATATATTTAAAATCCTACCATCTAGTGCAATGGGTGATTCGGTAAAGCAAATATTAATTGGTCCTGGGGCAGTATTTAGTATACGGCGACTAGTGGATGAAATAGAATATATAGGGGACAATCAAATACTTCGAATTCACCCTAATGCTATGGTTTTATCCGATGAACATGTGCAAGAAGAACAAGAGCGATTAGGTCACATTGCTAGTACAGCGCAAGGTTCCGCCGCGGCAATGATTGAAAAAATCTGGCGATCAGGCCAAGCACCAATTGCAAAGGACATATTAAAGGGCACTAGATTTGAAAATCTGGTAGCAACCCATGTTGAGTGGAGATTGCGGCTAGAAAACGCTAGGGCCATTCTTGCCGAAGGTTCGCAGGGGTATAGTCTCGGGATAAATACCCAATTCTATCCCTATACCACCAGTCGGGATTGTACTCCTGCGGCCTTCCTTTCTGCAATGGGTATCCCTGTTGGGATGCTTCGGGACGTGTACGGGACGTGCCGGACGCTACCGATCCGTGTCGGTGGTACCAGCGGGGGCATCTACCCGGATCAATATGAAATGACTTGGAAATCACTTGATTTGCCAGAGGAAAAAACAACTGTTACTAATCGGGTCCGACGAATATTTACTTATTCAAGGCTTCAAATCGAAGAGGCAATATGGTATTGCCAGCCGACCCATGTGTTTTTAAATTTTGCTAATTACGTGAATAAACAATATGTAACAGAGATTATGGCCCATATTGATTCACTCAGCAGGGTCAGATGGGTTGGGTATGGGCCTACATTCAACGACGTGGGGGAATTTAAATGAGATTGAGAGACATAAATCAGCTTCAATATTGGATTTATGAATGGGCTAATAAGCACATGCCCGATCGGACCCCGGCTGATGCTATTAAGAAACTTACAATGGAGGAAGTGCCGGAGCTATGGCGGACATACAAAGAGACCGGTAAATTAGATGAAAGTGAATTGGCGGATATTCTTATTATTATCCTTGATTTATGTGAAATGGGGGGAACGGACGCAGTTAAAATTATTTGTGATAAAATGGAGGTCAACATTCTTCGTAAATGGAAAATAGAGCATGGAGTGCTACAACATATACCAGAGGAGAAATGGGACGGTGCAACAGCCGGCCATGGTTCTGACGACAGACGTTCAAAAAGTTTCTAGAGGAAAGATATAATGAGAATTAACGATATACTTCGCGCTAGTGGTGTCAATCGATGGCACATTGTTCGTACGATTAAATCACAATCTTTAGCTGAGCACTCTTTTGATGTGTGTATGATTGCCAGGGCCATTGCCAAAGAGGCTGGTGAAGATGATTATGAGATTATTGAGGCCGCATTACTCCATGACCTTGACGAGGTTGTGACCGGGGACCCACCTACTACAACGAAGGCACGGGCCAGGGAATGGGGATGGGACTTAAATGCCCTATATAAAGGAATCTCTGGCCGTGAGATTCCTCCCCGGCAAGAAATGATTATCCATATAGCAGATAAATTGGCTGATCTTCATTGGCTGGATGAAAACCGGCTGGGGAAACATGCCAATGAAGTAATGAAGATTATAACACAAGATTGGAGTGTGATGATGGGGAACCTACGGGACAATGACCCTGGCCTACACAAGGCTACACAAGCTGTAGCGGGGGTGGTATTCTCATCGGAGTTCGTAATATGACTATTGACCTTGGGCTATCAAACAAGCGTGTATGGAAGTGTGATGTTTGTGGTAAACGGGCTGAGTGGGGTCCCGGTTGGCAAGCCTTTGGGTCAATAGCGATGCAAGAGATTTGTCCAAATGACGTACCAACAATATGCTCAGAAGAATGTAAGGGCATATTCCGAGAGCATATGAATAGTGGCTATGTGGTAGTTCCGGCTGTTAAACTGCGTGGCCCTAATGAGTATAGAATAACGGGTAAGCGGAAAGGGTATTAGTATGAACGATGAAACAACATGGGTCCCGGTCTATATTAAGCATGAGACCGATCTAGCGATCCTTTGCGGTGAGGATGAAAATGATCCCAAGCCGGTGTGGGTTCCTAAGAGCCAGATCATTGATTCGACTGATGATCTTAATATTGGGTCAGATGTAGAGATCGAAATGCCGGTATGGTTAGCCGAAGAAAAGGGGCTTATATGAACAAGGCCGATTATGTCAAATCACAACCCCAGACCCGTGAGCACAAATGCCATTGGCCAGGGTGCACAAAGCAGGTTCCACCGGCTATGTGGGGCTGCAAGCGCCACTGGTTTTCATTACCGTGGAACCTGCGCAATAAAATATGGCGGGCTTATAGACCGGGCCAAGAGATAGATATGAACCCATCTAAGCAGTACTTGGATATTGCTGAGGAAATACGGGAGTGGATTAAGGAGAATTACTGATGGCCACGGGTGAACAGAAACTGTGGAATAATATAGGGCCTAAGCTTCGTAGGTATGGGCACTTTGAAAGGATTGAGTCCCATGAAACAGCATTAGGCATGCCTGATGTGGATTACTGTATAGGGGGCTATAGTAATAAACTCGAATTAAAATACACTGCTTCGGAGAAAAAAGGATTTCGACTAAGGCCCGCACAGGCAGGATGGTTCAAGAAGCGGGTTCGGGCTAAAGGTCAACCGTGGTTATTGGCTATGGCTGAAATTCGAAAGACTAAAGGATTTATATTAATCGCAGCAACCGATGTACCGCGATTAGTTTACACAACCAAGGTAGAAGATTGGTTTAACGCGGGAGTAATGGTATGGGAAAAGATAATCGTGATAGATCAATTGGTCCAGTTCCTGGGAACTTACTTGATAGCGGAGCCGAATCAAAAGTCTGGTATGACGCAACCGGAAGAATCATCCCGGTTAATCCTACCGAGTCATTTGCGGGGACAGAAATGAACGTAGCAGAAGAAGCAGCCTTTATAAACGACCAAAAGCAAGAAACATATGGATTGCCAGAGGATGATTTCAATTGTATCGCTAGAATGTGGGCAGCTTTAATAACCAAGGCCAATATAAATAACCCTCGTATTGATGCTTATGTTCATGTTCCTACTGAACTAGTGCCAATTATGATGGCTGCTGTTAAATTGTCACGATTAGCAGGCAATCCAACCCACCGCGATAGCGCGGTTGACGTCGCTGGGTACATGGTAACCCTAGAAAAACTATGGCCCTCACTACCAGATAATGAGGTAGAATTCTAGTAGCGTTTACGGCGCCTCTTTTTCTTAGCTTTCCTCTTGCCATGAGCAATAAATTTTTTGGCGGCCTTCTTGGGAATGCCAATGGTAGATTTTCCTTTAGCGGCTGCATACATGGCTTGTTTCTGTTTTGCTGATTTAAAGGGCATATCACTCTCCCTTGGTTATGGTCCTGGTGTCGACTCCTACCTTCTTTTCATAAGTCCTATAGCCCGCAAGTCCAAGCATACCAACCAGAATTGTAACCAATTCAGTTATATCTAACTTGGGGGCAGCTTCTAGTTCCGCATTTAGGCTAAAGGCTATCCACATAAAAATAGGTTGAACAATGAAATTCCATGCAAGACCGGATACACATACCCAACCCACTGCAGGACGCCACCCTGCAACAAACACGGATTTGTGTCCAGCTTCCTTCATATTGATTTCCAATTGGCCCTGTACGATGGCCATTAACCCGGACATCATTTGATCTTCAGCAGCTTCCCTAGCTATGGCCCGTTCATTTGGGTTTGGGATTCGATCTATCAACGGGGTCAGAATCGGGCCAATAAGGTTTTTAATTAAATCAAACATTTACTTTCTCCAGATGAAAAAGATCATCAAACTTTTGATCGGTAAGGTCACCGTCCATATCCCAATCGCCGCCCCACCGCAGAGTAAAACCTATCTCTTTTGCTATCGCAATCGCCCTACCGGCAATATACCCTAGGGCAGCCCATACCTTTAGCTCGTTTTCTGGCCAAGGGTATGGACGAAAATCTACTGCTTTTGATGGAAGCTTATTATGATTTCCATCTGGCCATTTTTTCTGGCTTGTTCCCGCCTCAAAAGCCGCATCCTGCTCCAATTTATCTCGAAATCCACAAAGTAAAGATATATCAGCAACTTCATCCCGGAGACGTGTAACCAACAGTTGCATATCAGAATCTAACTGATCATAAACAATCTGGCTTTTTGGACTCCAGCCTCTCAATCCAATGCCCCTTTATTGGGCTCTTTAGGAACTTCTATGATAATTTCTCTAGGAGCGGGCGGATTGCTAACAGTTGCGGTTATTCCTTGCACAAACACAAGAAGCAAAGCAACTATCAAACCAATGATTCCCCCTCCTACCCATCCCCATACATCGCCTCGCCCTCTAGATACATCCCTTTGCGAATCCATCTCTTTTGTTAGTCGTTCCACCTTCTCATTCATGGAATTGAATCTATGGTCTACTTCCGTCTGACGTGCATTGAGTTTATTGGAATCATCTAAAGAATTCCGAAATTCGTTGACTCCTTCAAATCGTTTCTCCGCTGCAAGTTCTGCTTTGCTAATGGCCTTTTCCGATGCATCCATAGCAGCCAAAACCTGCTTTTCTAAAGCATTAATCCTACTCTCTAAATGCTCCTTCAAAGAAACGGCAGGGTATGCATCTTCCATCATTCCAACACCCGTACAGCCTCTATCCGACCGTTGACCACTTCCAGACTAGCCCGGTCAATGCTCCACAGATGCAGCGCAGCACCATATGTCAGGCCCTGCGGAATCTCGGCAGGCTTCTCCGTAACCAACAGATCGGCGGGGATAGATACCCTTTCAACCCGGACGACCTCGACCGGGACTGGAACCTCGACGAGCGTTTCATGAGCGCAGCCGTTCAACCACGGGCTGAGGAACAGGCAGATCCATACAAGAATTCTCACTGGCAACCTCCCGGACAATCGTTTTCACTCGCTCTGGCCTGGATTCGGCCGCCTGACGTGCCAGATCGGCTATTTCACGCGCTTTCCGCTCCGAGACGAGCTGGGCATCCTTCTGGGCCAATCGTGCCTCAAATGCGGCTTTTGCAGCCTCACGGGTGACTTTCTCGGCTTCGGCCGCAGACGCCTGTACGGCGGTATTACAGGCTTCCCG